GACAACGAAGTTAAAACATGGAACGTACAAGTAGGAGAGAATAAATGGCACTAATAAGTGATTTCTTGACAAACCAAGATCCAAACAACCACAACAGCATATTCAGCGTTATAGGTGTTCATAATGAATACCTTAACCATTATAAAAGGTGGCAGTTCCTTATACGTTCATACATGGGCGGGCATTCTTACAGGATGGGACAATACCTGACTAGATATGTTTATGAATCTGACAATGAATATGTCAAGAGGATAACAGTAACACCGCTTGAAAATCACGTCAAGGCCATCACACACATCTACAATTCATACCTGTTCAGGAATCCACCTAAAAGAGAATTAGGATCATTAGAGAACTATCCAGAAATTGAAATGTTGATGGAAGATGCAGATCTTGAGGGCAGAACCTTTGAAAGTTTCATGAGGGACGCAAACATCATGAGTACTGTGTATGGGCACTGCTTGGTAATGATTGAAAAACCTAAATCACTTGCAAAGACGAGGGCTCAAGAGCTAAACCAAAAAATTAGACCATACTTAAACCTTTACACTCCACCTAACATACTTGATTGGAATTGGACCAGGACCGAAAGCGGTTTGTATGAATTAGATTATTTGAAACTTGTTGAAGTTGAAAATACAACGTATGGTCAGGCTGAAACATATTACATAAGAGAATACACAAATGAAACAATAAGATTATATGCTTATCACCCGGATCAGAAAGAACCAACATCTTTGATTGACGAGATGCCTAACGATCTTGGTAAGATACCGGCAGTTTGGGTGTACGCAAATAGATCACCAAGCAGAGGCATAGGTGTGTCTGATGTGGGTGATGTTGCTGACATGAGTAATTCAATTTACAATGACCTTTCAGAGTTAGACCAGTTGATAAGACTGTCAAACCACCCAAGTTTGGTCAAAACACCTGATGTTGAGGCAGCGGCGGGCGCCGGTGCAATCGTGACAGTGCCCAATGAGCTTGACCCAGGACTAAAACCATATATGCTCCAACCGTCAGGACAGAGTATTGAAGGTATCCTTAATTCCATCAACACCAAAGTTGAAATGATTGACAGGATGTCACACATGGGCGCGATCAGGAGCATAAAAACAAGACAGACCAGTGGTATAAGTCAGATAGCAGAATTCCAACTGTTAGATACAAGGCTAGGCGAAAAAGCACGTAGTTTAGAACTTGCTGAAGAGCAGATCTGGCGATTGGTTGCAAACTGGTTACAAACAGATTTTGATGGAACAATCAAATATCCTAGGGCGTTCCACCTTAAAGATAAATCATTAGATATTGACATATTGAAAAAAGCGGCAGACGCCAAACCTGAAAATCCTGCAGTCAGAGATTACATTGACAGGAAGATTGTTGAAACATTGGCCAAAGATGATGACGAGTTACATGAAGAAATGGCCAAATTGGCCGCACACCCACCAATGCTTGCACCAAATCAAATGGTCAAACATATGCGTGAGATGATTGAACAGGGTATGACTGATGAAGAAATATTGGCCAAACACCCTGAAATGAAACAATTCTTTACTGGAGGAACATCAAATGGCCAAGTATCAGGGCAGGACGGTAACACTCAATAAACCATTCAGGACACCCGGACAGAGCAAGAAATCCGCAGTGTATGTGCGTGACCAACGTACAGGTAACGTAAAGAAAGTACGTTTCGGACAACCGGGAATGAGTATAAAGAAAAATATACCAGCACGTAAGAAAAGTTTCATGGCGAGATTCAAACCAATCCTACAAAAAGTCAAAGGACAGAAATCATTGTCACCTGCTTATTGGAGTATACGCGCATGGAGGTAGACAGTAATGGCAGGTATAAAAACAAGGAAAGGTCAACAAACTGCACACACGAAGTATTTTGCAAAAGGCCAAGAATGGAAACCCTGCAAAATTGTGCAAAAAAAACGATTTGGTAACGGAACAAGGACGTTCATGGGCGCACAATCAATACAAACCGGTGAGATATATAAAAACTCACATGGTAACACGGCACCGTGGCACAGCATAAGTTTCTCACCAACTGAAACGGAATAACATGCCAAACTACGGTAGATTATACAAACCAGCGATAGAAACGGCTGCACACACTGCACTTAAGAATGCACTAATAGACTATTTTAACATGCATGAAAGGGTGTTAAATAATCAAAGTGCAAACTCGGCCAAGATTGCACGTAAGAAACTACAAAAGGTAATAACAATGGCCAAGAAAAGGAGATTAGAACTCTTAGATCTATATTCAAGTTATGCCAATAATCACGACAAAGAGTGCTTCAGCACTTATAGTAAATCGAATACCAAGGAGGAAAAAGACGATGCCAATCAATAAAAAAACAGGTGGTAGGAGAAAACCATCAATGGCCAAAAAGAAAAATAAAAAGTCTGGTGGAAGAAGAAAATAGGAAAAAAGACATAGTCAAGTGGATATCTAATGTCATTGGAAAGAAGCATAAAGCGTCTGGAATCGCACCTTGTCCGTTTGCAAGCAAAGTTATTAAGGACAAGACTTACGAGATCATTCAAGCAAAAGTTGACCTGGTTAAACAGGTTACTCATCTTTGTGATATCATTGATATTTTTAAACTTGATATTATTATTGTGTATTGCAGCAATGCGATAACAGAGAACAAACTGAAAAAAATCTGCAATTCAATACAGAAAGATAAACCACACGCCGCTATCATGTATGACCACCCGGACAACAACGGTTTGGTGGCCGGCATGCAATTCAGTTACCAGAAATGTCCGCTCATAATGATACAACCAATGGACAAGTTAAAGGCGGCACAAAAGACTCTACGTGAAAAAACAGATTGGTACCAAAAAGTTGGTAACGAAGACATGTTCGTATAAATAAGTTTATCCAACTAACTAAATGGAGGGCTTCAGATGGAAGATAAAAACATCGCAGTCCAAACCGATGAGGGTACTGAAACCAAACCGGCGGACTCAAAACAAACTGTCAGCAATGACAATCAAGATCAGGCGGAGAAATCAACTCCTAAAACCTTTACATTAGACGAATTCAATAATGCAATGGCTTCGGTCAGAACCAAGACGGAAGAGAAAGTGTTAAAACAATTCCAAGATGTGGATGTAGAACGATACCGTGAATTGACTGCACAAGAGGAAAAAAGAAAACTCGAAGAGCAGAAGAAACGTGGTGAGTTTGAAAAGATCTTGAAAGACACTGCTGAAAAGAAAGACTCAGAGATCAATCAACTCAGGAACCAACTCAATTCAGTCAAAGTAGACGGTGCGATTCTTAACGCGGCAAGCAAGTACAGGGCAGTTTCGCCTGAACAAGTGGCCAAGTTAGTGAAGGACAACGTCAAATTGAATGATGCGGGTGAAGTTGAAGTTTGGGGTGACAATAACGCTCCCAAATACAACGACAAAGGCGAGTTGTTAAGTGTGGATGAATATATAAAAGGCTTCTTGGAGTCTAATCCTCATTTTTCACAAGCCGGACCAAGCGGTTCTGGGGCGAAATCAAACACACAACCAGACGGTATTAAGGACGTTGATATCTCAAACTTGGATATGAATAATCCAAGTCATAGGAAGATATACAAGGAAATGCAGATGAGAAATTCAGCAAAACCTCGTATGTTTTAAACAACAACTATAAGGAGATAGCAAAATGGCTATTAATAAAACAGGTACACACGGTGCTCTTTTAACAAATGTTTTGAGAGAAGCTGTGTTTCAGGCTAGCGAGAGATCAATCGCTGGTAACCTAGTTAAAGTGTTTGACATGACTGGAACTCCAGGTCTAACTTCTCAGGTACCGGTCTATCCGGAAGTATCTGCGACTGGTTTGACTGAAGGAACAGACATCACAGCACAAACTAGTGTAAACCCATCAACTGTTAACATCACTGCATCAGAAATTGGTGTTAGAGCAGACTTAACTGACCTTTTAAGAGAATCTTCTGGAAGAGACGTTGCTGCGGATGTTGGCCGAATACTTGGGAATGCAATCGGCGAGAAAGTGGACACTGATGTGTTTGCTCAGTTCGACGACTTAACAACTAACGTTATCGGTACAGGTGGAACAGACCTTACTCCAGACTTACTGTTACAGGCAATTTACAAGCTAAGAGCTAGTAACGCGCCAACAGATGCGGATGGAGATTACTACGGTGTTTTCGCACCGGCTGCAATCCATAACGTTGCTAAAGTGTTAACACAAGCTGGTTACGCGTCAGGTGGTTCAACTGCTTTATCTGATGCAGGTAACTCAATCTTGTCTTCAAGCGCATACATGGGAA